TCTCAATAACCTGCGCAGCAACAGCACTTTGTTGGGTGTGTCACAGCCGGTGCAGCCAAACTACTATGCAGCCCGCAATGTCCGAGCATGAGCAAGTTTGCACAAGGTCCCTACACCGTTAAAAATGCCGCCAAGTATGTGGGCAAGGGTGTTCCGCGTTATAGATCGGGCTGGGAGTTGTCATTTATGCAATTTCTCGACAACAACGACCATGTGATGCAATGGGCCAGTGAATCAATTCAGATACCCTATCGTAATCCCATCACTGGCAAACAAAGCATATATGTTCCGGACTTTTTGATCACCTATAGAACACGGCAAAACACCCTGATTGCTGAAGTGGTTGAAATCAAACCCAAGAAACAAAGCGTAATTGAAAGCAAAATGAGCAACCGAGATCGTATGGTAGTTGCTATCAACTATGCCAAATGGGACCAGGCCACCAAGTGGTGCAACCGTAACGGCTTGAAGTTCCGTGTCATTACTGAAGACGACATGTTCAGGAACGGCGGAAAATAAGCTACCCTAAACCGTAGATGCGGTAAATACGGCATGACGAGAAAACTTGAAGAGCTTTTTGATTTGCCATCCGGCACCGCTGACACAGATGAAACTGTGACAGACATTGCGGCCACACAATACAGCATAACAGAAATTGATTCGGCCATTGACAAAATTGATGCAGCCCTGCCCGGCATCCGCGACCTTGAAACCAGCGATAAAGAAATGGATGATTTGGCTGTCAAAGCAACAGAAACATTCGACGATCTAATGGATCTTGGCATGCAGGTGGACAGTCGTTATGCCAGCGAAATATTTGCTGTGGCCGGTGCCATGCTGGGTCATGCACTCACTGCCAAAACAGCCAAGATGAACAAGAAATTAAAGATGATTCAGTTGCAGTTACAAAAAGCCAAACTGGATCTTGACAAGGAAAAAGCTGCTGGTCACGACGACGATGACGACCCTGCTGCAACTGCCGAAGGACAAGTGCTGAGCCGCAATGATTTACTTGAGCGCTTGATTGGCACACGGGATCAAAAGAATAAACCTGCATAAATATCATATAGGGATCAAACATGAAACACTTCAGAGAATATTTGTTAGAAAACGAAAGAGTATACAACTACCGCATTAAAATCGCCGGTGATACTCCCAAAGACTTTGTTCGAGCTCTTGAAGAAAAACTTCAACAGTTTGACATTGTTAAAATTTCTGCACCAAAAACAACGCCGGTTATGGCCAAGTTGGCAGACTTTCCAGCGTTTGACAACGAAAGTTGCACACACATGGATGTGGAGTTTCGCTATCCAGCCATTGAACCACAGATACAACAGATAGCACAATTGCTGGGCCTTGATCCAAATCGTGTGCGTATGTTGACTGTGCCATATGAAAACAGCAATGAAAAACTCACTGCTGATGTAGAAGCACAAAACAAAGATTTACTAAATTCTCCTTACCCTGCTCCGGACGCTGAACAAAAGGCCTTGTACAAGGACTACTCGGCTGCACCGATGGATCATGCAGTGTTGAAGAATACCTATCGCAGTGAATTCACAGTGGCTGGTGGCAAGACACCACCTGCTGTGACCACAAACAGTTTACCAATGGGCAACAAGAGCCCAATGACCTCGGTCAAGCGTCCACCACGGCCAGCAACTGGTTACAACCCAAGAGGATAATACAATGAGCTTTTTTCACAACCTAAACAAAAAACTAGATGGCATTGCTGCCCGCCCTGAATCTGCACAGCTGAATGAGCGTGACATGGGCAAGCACAACAATGCCACAACCGGCTTTGCAGCCTTGGCCAAGAAAGCCGGTGGCGGCGAAAAGGGTCAAAAGATTGCCGGCGCACAATTCCAGAAGATGAAGAAAGCTGGCCAATTAGAAGAAGGCAATGATTACGACGAGCTACATGATAAAATACAATGGCTGATGGGCGCACCAAATTATCTAAGTCGCGACGAAGCTAAAGAAACAGCAGCTTACAATGAAGATCCTGCTATATGGAAAGACAGCGAGTGGGAGGTTGAACTCGACGAAGGTGTAGACAAGGTAGCATTTGCTGCATTGGCACCCCCTAAAAACAAAATTACTTTTGCTGACAAGATAGCCGGCGCCAAAAAAGAAGTTGACGAAATGCTGGGCGACGTTGCTGCTGAAGCAATGAAGAACGCACTCAGTGGCGGCCAAAAGAAATTGGATAAAAATCAAAACGGCAAACTAGATGCCATGGACTTTGAGATATTGCGCAAAGGCGCTGGCAAACAATCCATGGGCGAGACGCAAGGCGCCACCACTTACACAGTTGCTTATAAAGATCCTAGCAAACCTGGCAAGTCATACAGCACTCAAGTCAAAGCCACCAGCGCAGCACAAGCAAAAGCAGCGTTTCAGGAATGGAATCACACAGGTCGTTTCACTTATCTAGGTTCTAGACCCGACGTTGATGAAGTTTATGAAACCGATCGTGAAAATGCATTCACTGCACACAAACGCCCTAGAGCCGAAACGCCTAAGGTAGGTACAATTACTCATGGTTCCAAACATGATGTGGAAGAAATTCCCGGTGGTCGCAGAGTCACTCGTCGCACTGATGCACAAGGCATCAGTGTTGGCGCTGATGATGGTCAAGGCAGCAGCGATGCTCCACGCGGTCGCGGTCGTCCAAAAGGACCTGCCAAAGCACCTGAGCGTGTGACCGGTGGAGCCACCCGTCACAAAGGTGGTCGTAAAATGACCAAAGAAGGCGACATTGAAATTACAGATCAAGGCGAGTACGATCAAGAAGGCGACATGGCCAAAGACAGCATCAAGACTGTGGTGCGTCATGCTCAGGCTTTGGAAAAAATACTGGGCGACAACGATAACTTGCCAGAATGGGTACAATCCAAATTGGCCAAGATTGAAAGCATGATGACTGCGGTAGATGACTACATGCAGAATCAAGAAACTGATCAAGACGATGAAATGGCCATGGGCGAAGAAAAAACTTCTACTCGTGACAACCGTGCTGAAAAGGCCGGCAAGCGAGTGGCCAAAGATATTGAGCACGATGAAAAAGAAGACGACGAAAAAGAAGACGAACCCAAGAAGTCCAAGAGCAAATTCAAGTTCGGCGGCAGTGTGTATGAAAACCTAGATGCACAATTGGAAACCTTGATCAACGAAAGCATGAATGTCACCGTCAACATGGCCACAAGCGACGACGGTCAAGGCGACAACACTATCACTGTCACTGCCAGCGGCGAAGATGCCATGACATTGGCTCAGTTGTTAAAGAGTGCTGGACTAGCACAGAGTTCACATTCAGGTTGCTCCACTTGCGGTCAAAGCAGTTGTGGTTGCGAACAAGTGGATGAGAACAGTCCAGACTATCCAACCAATACTGAAACCAGCAACAATGCATTTCAGTATTCGGGTGGTTTAAACAAGCCCAAGTCAACCGGACAAACAACTACTCCTGTGCTGGCCAGTCAACTGCGCCGCCAGGTCAGTATGGAAGAAAGTGTAAAGATTGAACGCAATTTGTTTGACCTATATAAAAATTTTGCAAAATAAACGACAAAGGAAAACAAAATGCCAACACAAGTAGTCAATGCAGCAGGCAATGTATTATGGACCTCCGACAAGGTAGAAATTTCTGCGGTAACTGATGTTACATTTCAAGTGGGCGTAACAGAACTTGGTAACACTGCCAACATCACCGGTAACTTGTATGCCAATGCAGTATCTGTGCCAGCCGGCACTTCAACACAGGCCTATGTTGGTGTGGGCAATCGACTTTATCTCACTGGTAATACCTTTACTGCGGTAGCACTAGGAACAGAAAGTTCTGCTCAGGCCAGCATATACACTGGCCCATCTTACGGCGCTGTGTAACAGTATCATATGAGAGCTACAGAATTTGTTTTGGAAGCTAGCCAGGGCAAAATATCTAAACGTCAACAACAATCAACCCGTGGGTTAAATATTTTCTCAAAGAAAATAGACACTTATGACAGGATGTATGATTTGAATCGTTTAATGATGGCAGTTGCAAGCAGTGACGGAGTAAACCCAATTGAGATGGACAGTGAAAGTTGGGTAGGTAAACACAATACCACACATCCCTACACTAAAGAAGAACAGGCCATGCTCAAGTTGGCATACAAAGCAGCCGACCTAGAATATATAGATTTAAACAACGGTGATATGGACAGTGAAGAACTGCCGGATACAAATGTCAAAAGCATAGTTAAACCCTTCAAAGGCTATCCAAGATGAGAGCTCGTGAGTTTATCGCGGAGCAAAAAGATCTGCCACATGAATATGCTGATCCGATGCGTTATACCTTTGTGATTCCTGGACTCAGTGCCAGCGATCCTTATAACAACTACAGGTTTGGTGTGGCCATGGCTCGAGCAAGAAGTGATGCCGGCACCGACGGGCTAACCAAAGATATGCCTGAGTGGAGCGCAGAAACAGCATTTG